ACTTACACTGCATTTAGCCTACATAAAAAGCTAGTTGAAGATGAAGGTTATGACCCACAAACGGACGAGTATTATTCTGAAATTGATAAAAGAATAAAACTTGAATTTCCGCATAAATTTGATAGTGTAAGTAGAAATACGACTAGCAAACCTACTCAAGTTGTTGCTTCGGCAAACAGAAGTAGTAAACCTGGTCGCAAATCTGTACGACTCACACCGTCACAGGTAGCAATAGCTAAAAAATTAGGTGTGCCACTTGAAGAATATGCGAAACAATTAAATATAATCACGAAGGAGTAAAAGCATATGAGTAATGAAAACGAAAAAAGAGCTTCTCGTGCGAGTCAGACTAGAGAAAAAGAAGCTCGAAAAAAAGTCTGGACTCCACCGTCATCTTTAGATGCACCCCCTGCCCCTAACGGGTATCGACATAGATGGGTAAGAGTAGAATCTATGGGTTTCCAAGACACTAAAAACGTCGCTGGAAGATTAAGATCAGGTTACGAAATGGTTCGTGCTGATGAATACCCAGATTCGGATTATCCAATCATTGAAGATGGAAAATACAAGGGAGTGATCGGAGTTGGTGGCCTTGTGCTGACAAGGGTACCGGAAGAGATCGCAAAGTCGAGATCTGATTATTTTGCACAGCAAGGTATGGATCAAGACAAAGCAGTTGAAAACGATCTTATGAAGGAACAGCACCCAAGTATGCCGATCAATCAAGATCGACAGACACGTGTAACCTTCGGTGGCTCAAAGAAGAGTTAATTTTTTAACTATTCCTAACCATCAAAGGATAAACTAAACTAAATGTCTAATAGGAGGACACAACTATGGCAAATAAAGACGCCGCTTTCGGATTGAAAGCAATAGGAAAAGTTGGTCAGAATGGAGACAACCAAGGTTTATCCGAGTACAGCATTGCAGCTTCTGCAACAGCTATTTATCAATGGGACCCAGTTGAAATGTTAGCAACTGGAACTATTGGTGTAGCGGCAGCAGGCGATGTTTTATTAGGATCACTTAACGGTGTTTTCTATACTGACGCTTCAACAAGTAAACCCACATGGGCTAATCACTTAGCTGCATCTAACACTGCAACAGACATTGTTGGATTTGTAGCTGATGATCCCTATGAGAGGTTTGAAGTACATAGTGCTGGTACAGTAGCCGCTGCAGATATCGGTTTATGTGCTGACATTGCGTACACTGCGGGTAGTTCGCCAAACTATGTTTCAAAAACTGAAATTTCTGGAACTATGGCAGCAACTGCAGCTCAGTTAAAAATAATCGGAGTTTCAAAAGATCCTGAGAATAACGAATTAGGTTCAGCTAACGCGAACGTAGTCGTTACTATCAACGAACACTTCTTGAAACAAACAGCCGGAATATAAGGAGTATAAATTATGGCGATATCACGATCACAACTAGTTAAAGAACTAGAGCCAGGTTTGAATGCTTTATTCGGTCTGGAATATAAACAATACGAAAACCAACACGAGCAAATCTATACGAAGGAAACTTCGGACAGAGCTTTTGAAGAAGAAGTGATGTTATCAGGTTTCGCTCAAGCACAGGTTAAACCTGAGGGTTCTGGTGTGACTTTTGACAATGCTCAAGAGACTTTCACAGCAAGATACACTCACGAAACTATTGCTTTAGCGTTCTCAATCACTGAAGAAGCGATTGAAGATAACTTGTATGACAGATTGTCTTCAAGATATACAAAAGCGTTAGCTCGTTCAATGGCACAAACAAAACAAGTTAAAGCTGTTAATCCTTTAATTCAAGGATTACCAACTACTAACAATTACAATTCAGGCGACGGTGTTTCTTTATTTAACACTGCTCACCCAACAATTGCTGGTAGTTACAAAAACACTTTAACTACTCAAGCTGACTTGAATGAAACTTCTCTTGAACAGTCTTTAATCGACATTGCTGCGATGACTGATGAGAGAGGTCTTAAGATCGCTGCTAAAGGAATGAAAATGATCATTCCAAGTGAATTACAATTCACAGCAGAGAGATTAATGAAGTCTGCACAAAGAGTTGGAACTGCTGATAATGACATCAACGCAATTATGTCAATGGGAATGATTCCACAAGGTTATGTGGTTAACAACTTCCTAACTGACACTGATGCGTTCTACATCATTACAGACGTGCCAAATGGTATGAAGTACTTTGAGAGATCACCTATCTCTACTAAAATGGAAGGTGATTTTGATACTGGAAACATGAGATACAAAGCTAGAGAAAGATACTCTTTCGGAGTTTCTGACCCTAGAGGTATCTTCGGTGTTGAAGGTGCTTAATACTTTCGAG